CCTTGGCCAGCACAGTGTGGTCAAGGGATGCCCTGATGGTCAAGATGTAGATCACAGGGGCAATGCCGTTCTTGGTGATGTTCTCGACCCGGCTGGACGCCTGCTCGAGCGCACTGGTGGACCATGTGCATTCGACAAAGACGATAGTGTCGGCGGCAGACAGGTCCACACCCTCAGACATGGCGGCGATGTTTCCAATGATGCACTTGGCCTTGCCAGCCTGGAAGTCTTCGATGGCCTTGTCGCGTTGTGCGCGTGGCGTGTCACCGACCACGATCACAGGCTTGTGGGTTTTGAGTTCTGACTGCAAAGCCTGCACCACATCTTTGTGGTGGGCGAACACGACAACAGGCTCACCAGCTTGCAGCAGGTCGTCAATGAAGTCGGCTGCGTACTGCACCTTGCGCATCCCTGCTTCTTTCATGACCTCTGCCAAGCCCTCAAAGGCCATCAGCGCATTCGGGTTGGCCACCAAGGCATCGGAATCAAATTGCTGCTCACGTTTGTCATTGGGCAGGTCAAAGGTGATCAATGACACCTGCGGGTCTTTGTAGTCTTTGAACACATCTTCTTTTTTGCGCCGCAAAACGTGGGGCTTCATCAGCGCCTTGAGTTCTGGGATGTTGGACGCGCCACTGGTGTCCAGACCCCATGGTGCTGTCCACATCTTGGCGTATCTAGCAGCGAAATCAAACCAGCCACCACGGTAGATGTTCAGGCCGTGCAAGATGGGCCACAGTTCAATCGGGCGATTGGGGATGGGCGTGCCAGAGAGGGCATACACATTGGGAATCTGCTTCATAAGCAGCATGGCCGCTTTTGTCCGTGCGGCCTTGGGGTTCTTGATTCGGTGGCATTCATCGAGCACCAGCGTTTGAAAGCCAGCGTTGTTGAAGTATTGCAGCAGGTCATAGTTAACGATCACCACCTTGTCGCTGGTGGTGCGCATAGCGTCATTGCGGCCACTGATGACGCGCACAGATACATCTGGGGCCAGCTTGTTGAATGCGGCCTCCCAGACGGTCTTGGCAATGGCTGGGCAGACGATGAGGGCTGGTAAGTTCTCAAGGGCTGCTGCTGCCGTTGGCAGTGTCTTGCCGACCCTCGGCTGGTCGGCCAGGATGGCCCTCTTTTTGTCCAGCAAGAACTGCTTGGAGATTTCTTGATGCGGGTATAGCTTCATCGGTTTCCTCTGTTTAGCGGTTGAAATGAACCCACATTGTGCGGTGTAAAAATCTTTTACACAAGTATTTTATTTGTGCTAAAGTGCAATCGCTGCATCAATTTGATGTGGCTGAAAACCTTTAAACGATCAACTGAAAGAAACGATCATGACTACACGTGTAACGACTGGCGAGGTGCGGACCTCCTACTTTTCGGCCTTGCAATCTCGCAAGAATGAGATGAATGGCAAGGACGAATACAGCACCCAGATTCTGATTCCAAAGACCGACACGGCCACGTTGGCGGCTATGAAGGCTGCGGCAAAGGAGGCATTGGCTGCCAAGTTTGGCGACAAGATTCCAAAGAACGTGCGCAACCCATTGCGCGATGGCGACACCGAAACCAAGACCGATGGCAGCCCATTGGGCCGTGAATACGCTGGCCATTTCTTCTGCAACGTGAAGTCCACCAGCAAGCCTGGCGCGATTGACACACACGGCAATGACCTGATCGGCTCTGATGACATCGTGAGTGGCGACTACATTCGCGCCAGCCTGAATGCGTATGCGTATAGCCAGGCAGGCAATAACGGTGTGTCGTTTGGCCTCAATAACATCTTGCTGGTGAAGAAGGGCCAACCGCTTGGTGGTGCAAAGCCATCGGCTGCTGATGACTTCGGCATCACGCGAGGTGCATCACCTGCTGCTGCGCCAGCAGAGGCTGGCAGTGATGACTGGTAAGGTGATGATTGGCTCGTATGTCGAGCGTGAACTGTTCGACAAGCTGGAGGCCGCAGCAAATGCCTTGGGAATCTCTAAGGCTGCACTGGTTCGGCTTCTGCTTCGTCGGGGACTTGCTTCCCCTGTTGTTCTATCAACTGAAAAAGAGCCGCCTCCATCTGATTGACTGATGTCCACAGAGGATCAACAGCCCCAGACAGCCATCTGCTGACCTGGGGCTGTTGTATTTGGGCCAAGGTGCAGACCTGCTTCATCTGGATTTTGTGCAGACGGGCCAAGTCGCGGAGATCATGGATTGAGTTCATGGCTGCATTTTACTTGCGCTAGATGTTAATAGTTGACTATCTTGTAGGGTTGTTGCGTGCTGTTTTAATTTAGTGCATAATATGTTTTCACTGATGGAGATTTGCAATGTCGCTAAAATATACCAAATGGACAAAAGAGAAATTACAAGAGTTGGCATTGCGGTACAGCAAGAAAAATGAATTTATAAATTCTCAATTAAGTGCTTACAACTCAGCCAGAAGAATGGGTGTTTGGGTTGAGATTTCTTCTCACATGGAGACTCGACAAAAACGCAATGTTGTTTATTTTGCAAAAGTGTTAGACCCAGATTTCTTGGACTATTACAAGATTGGAATTACATCGCTTGGCCGCCATACGGCCAGAATGTACGACAACATTAGAAAATCTGGTTTTGATATGAAATTGCTTCGAGTAACGTCAGTTAATTGCGACGCCGGAGTGGTTGAAAAGCAACTTTTAAAACTTGGTGAAATTGTTGATGCCGGAAAGTTTGAAGGTTACAAGGAATATAGAAAAATGACCGCAAATGATGTCATTAGAGCACATCAAATCATTGATGAATACGCAGCTTAAACAACAGGAGAACCACATGAAACACCAAAAATACCACCAGCACTACCAAGTTAAAGCCGCCAAGATGCACGGGCGTGCAGAAGCTGCACTGGACTTGATCACTGCACTTGTCATTGGCATTGGCTTGGCCGCCTGCCTGTTCTACGGGTGGTCGGCATGAAAGTCAAAGACCTGACCATGGATGACCTCCCCGAACTGGAGGTCCAGCTTCAACACGCACTGGATCGTGCCAAGGGCGCATCACTGCCAGCACACGCTGTGCGCAATTGCCCAAGTGACCTGCAATCGTCTGACACAGCATGGCGCTTGGTTCAGAACCTTCAATACCTCATAGGATGTCTCAAAAATGGCCGACCAATTTATTAAGACCCCGCCCACCATGATCAACAAGATGGCGGGCACATACGATGGCAAAGAGTTGCTGCCGTATACGGGCCGACCTGGTGCAATGGATGCCTTCAAGCTGCCAAGCCTGATGCACTATGGCCACGTGTACCGCAAAGATGTGGAGACATTGAAATGACGGGGATGAAGTTCGACCAAGAAAAGCCTGACTACACACTGCTGCCTTGGGGCAGTGTGGAAGAGATCGTCAAGGTCTTGGACCTTGGGGCTAAGAAATACGCACGCGACAACTGGAAGCAGGTTGCCAATGGCAAGACCCGTTATCTGGCCGCAGCGTTCAGGCACATGGCGGCGTATGCGCAGGGGCAAAGAACTGACCCAGAGACAGGGCTGTCTCACATGGCCCATGCTGGGTGCTGCATTCTGTTCTTGCTGGCGCTTGAGCAACAAGACAAAGATGCCATGGAGTGTGGCAAGTGACGGCTGGTCTAAAGCCTCGCGTCAAGCCAAGCCTGCTGCTGGCCATGGCCGATGGCAGACCACGGTGTGACCGTGAGTTGGTGGACATTGTGTTTGCCAACCGCCGTGTGGTGCAAAGAGCATTGCAGGCTTGGCACGCTGAAAAGCTGGTGCATATCGCTGGCTGGGCCAGGGCTGGAGAAAGTTATCGTTGGCGGCCACAGTATGCGCTTGGCCCTGGTGATGATGTGCCATGCCCACCGAATACTGGCCGGACCAGCACGCAGCGCGTTCAGGCGTTTCGCGCCAAGATGTCAGCCGACGATAAGGATTTTGGTGATGCTAAACGCAGACAAAAAAGACGGGTCGTCAAACGCGACCCGCTTGTTGCTGCGTTTTTTGGGTCTGCTTAGTTGTTTTGACTTGCGCCAATAGCCGTACCGTAACCCAATTCCTCGGCCTTCTTGCGCAAGGACTTGGCCAGAGGCTCGACCTTCATGATGCTGGCCTTGCTCATCATCTGGGCTGCCAACTTAGGATCAAGCATAGACTCCACCAACAACTGCTGAATCTGTTGATCCGGCAATTTGTACAAGAAGTCCAATGGGCGCGTCATTGTGCGCAGCGTGGTGTTGTCGGCCAACGACTCGCTGAACACACGGCCAATCAAATTGCCCATGCTCATGTTCTGGAATGTGTTGGAGCCTGGAGCCTTCACACCAGGAGCCGTGGCCGCCTGACCACGGTTGATCTCGTTGATGATGTTGTCAAGGCGTCTTTGCGCAGCCGGTGACAACTGAGCGCCAATCTCTTCAGACTTGGCGGCCACTTGTCTGCGTAATGCAGAAGCAGCCAACACAGGTTCACCCGTCATCAAGTTGGGCTGGCCTGTGGTGACCTTGCTTTCAATGCCTTGCAGCAGGCGCATCTGGTCGATGGCACTGGATGACTTGGCAAACTGCTGCATGTACTTGTTAAAGCCTGGCGCACCAGATTCAATGGTGGAATCAATGACAGGCAACAGGTCTGCCAACTGGCCACGCGCCAGACGCAGGTTGGCCAAGTCGCCGGACAGTTTGCCAGCCATGGCATCGGTAATGTCTTTGCGCACGCTGTAGAGAGCCATCGGGTTGATCGTGCCAGTCTCTGGGTCCACACGCTTGGCCAGCAAACTAGACACATAGCCCATGGCCTGGTCAACTGTCTGACGCTGCGTTGCCGGGTTGGTTGTGATGCCTTGGATGGCAGCAGCGATTGGCTCGACAGACACGGGCTGCGCGTTTGCAAATGCCGACTCACGCATTGGTGATGTGATGCTGGCGCGTTTGGCTTCAGCAGCCTCAATTGAGCCTGGACGGCCAGACAGTCTGCGGAATGAATCCATCAGGGCTTGCTGGTTGGAAGACAGCACAGATGGGAATGCACCAGACTGATCCAACGCACGAATGGCTGTCTCTGATGCGGCCAGTCCAGGATCACGCGCACCAGCAGCAGTGGTGACGCGCAAACCAGGCACTGTTGGCGCTGCTTGCTGCAAGTTCTCAATTGCACGCTCTGGGTTCGTGGCCAGTTTGTTCAGCACATTGCCAACAATCACCTCGCGGCCTTGCTGTGTAAATGGCTTAACCACAGCACTTGGCGCAGCCAAGACGCGCTGAGTGGTGGACAGGGTTGGACCACCTGGGGCCATCATGCCTGCACCCAATGCACCAGCCAACTGCACGCCGGGTGAAAATTCACCCTCGCGCAACAAACCACCAGCAGCAGTGGAGGCCAAAGCTGCTGAAGACTGCGCACGGGGGTTGGTTGACAGTAACTGTGCCAAACCTTGGCCTGCTGCTGATGTCACATTAGGCAAAGCCCGCGCAGCCAGGTTGGCCAAGCCGCCAACACCGTAGCCTGCGCTGGCCACATCTTGCACCACACGCTCTTGACCAGTTTGTGGTTCTGGAAACCCCATGCGGCTCAGGTTGGTCTGCGTTGCTTGGGTCATTGTTGGCACTTTTGTGCCAGCAGCCAGGTTAAACAAGTTGACCAATGGATCAACCACCATGGGCAGCATCCCGCCAGCAGTCATGATGGTTTGTGCCATAGGGCGAACCGACAGGCCAACTTCTCGGGCAAGAGTGGTGGCAGGCGCTGGCGCTTGGGTTGCTGCAATTTGCTTAAGTTGCGCAAGTGGCGTGCTGTTCACAAATGAGGCAATCTGCTCATCGGTTGCAGTAGGTGGGAAACTTAATTCCCCAACACCTTCAATGCTGATTTTTTTCATACTGCCTCACTGAAAAACAAATTGTGTGCCGTTCCAAACCATTTTCTTGGTAGAAGTTGCAGCGGCTGGTGGAGGCTCTGGCGGCACATATGGCTGATATGCCTTGCCAGCAGACTTACCCATGCCCAGCGTGACCACGCGCCGGGCTTCTGCCTTTTGCGCAATCTTTTCTGGTGTGTCTCCAACCATGGGGAAGTATGTCGCATATTCTTGCTTCATCTCATCCGCACCAATTGCCGCACCAGATTCTTTGCGCAGTTTGGCGCGAATCCAATCTTGCGCAGCTTGGTCGTATTGCTGAGTTGCTGGGCTTTGTCCAGACCGAGCCAAAGCACCACCAACAAATGGCACGGCCTCAAAAATGCGAGTGCCAGCACCAGGCTGCGAACCAGCAGGCAAGCCACCAATAATGTTTTGGGCCAATTCCATGCGCTGTGCAAAACCAGCAGCATTGGCTTGGCCTTCTGTTGGAGCGCCACCAGCGCCTTTGACTTGCTGGCCACCTTGGCCCATGACGGGGATGGCCATACCACCTGGCGCTGTAGGCACGTAGGCCAAGCCGCCGCCTTCGGTTTCCTTGATCTGGTAGCCGCCGCGATCAAACTCTCTTTGGCGTAGGCCAAGACCTCCTTGAGCCACAGCCAAATTGCCAAGTGCAACACGGTTGGATGCAACTTCACCAGGCGTCATGGTCTGCTGGAATGTTTCACCACCACGTAGTGCTGACTTGTTGACGGCCACAGTCTGGCCACCAAGGTTCTGCAACACCACTTCACGCTTGGGACCATAGCCCTGCATTGTTTGCAGCTTGCCGTCTTTGTACTGCTGAACAAGAATTGGCTTGCCTGTAGCATCTGTGACCTCAAAAGGCTGGCCAACCACTTCAACGCGAGGATTCAATTTCTCAGCCATTGACTGATATTTTTCAGCATCAGCCACACGGCCAGCAGCAGCCAAAACATCGGCTGCATTTTGGTATTGCATAGCCTTAATCTGATTTGGTGTCATCTCTGGTATTGCATTTGCCATCTCGGCACGCTGCAATGTTGGACCAACTTGGCCGCCAGGCGCTGCCAGCGCCATTTGAGCCGGGGTAAGCACTTGTGGTGTGGAGATCAGCGCACCAGCAACTTGTTTTTGTATTGCTTGCGCCTGCTGCGCCTCTTTCAACTTCTCACCAAGCAGCAGGTCTTGCAGCGATCCAGCACGCGCCTGCTGATATCCAGCTTGGCCAGCCTGCAAAGCAGAACCAAGGGCTTGGCCAAGGCCAACACGCTGGCGGCTGGGGCCACCAGCTTGCAGCAGCGCGGCAGCCGCCGCCAGGTTGGCATTGCGCCCCATCAGGGCACGCTGGTCGGCACTCAACAGCGCATCAAGCCCTGTTGGTGTGCCTGCTGGGGCAAACATATTCATAAAATCAATTGCCATGTCTTACCCCTTAACCCAATAAGCCAAGAATGCCACCACCAAGAGCACCAAATGCTGTGCCAACACCTGGAATGACACTGCCCAATTGAGCGCCAGCCAATGCACCACCCAGCGCACCAGATGCCGGGTTGCTGTAAGTTGGTGTTGATACTGTGCCGCCCAGGTTGGCGGGTGTTGCACCCAATGAGGACTGCACGATGCCAAGGCGCTGCAAGCCGATGTTGCGGATCGCATCCATCTGCTGCTGCTCTGCTGCCTGACGCACACCACCAGCACCCATGACAGCTTGAGCGCCGCCAAGGCGCAAAGCCTGCTGCTGTGCAGCCAAGCTGCCAAGTTGCCCTGCACCACGCAACCGCAATTCAGCACCAGACAGGCCAGCAGCCTGGTTGGCCGCAGCAGCTTGCTGCTGGCGTGCCAAGTCAGCAGCCTGCAATTGCACAGCCTGATTAAATGCGTTCTCGTTCAGTTGTGTGCCAAGCGTGCCAGCCTGTTTGGCAAAGCCAAGATTCGTGATGCCCTCGGCAACACCTTGGCGTGAGCCACCAAATGCCTTGGCCTGCATTGCACGTTCACCCGTGTTTTGGATTGCCATCTGGCGCGCTGACTCCAAGTCAGCCAATGCGTTTTGGCGCACTTGGCTGGTGTATGGGTTCATGTACGAAACAATGGACCCTGGCCCTGTCATGCTTAAGTTGGCTTGGCCAGCAGTCTGCATGGCTGGCTGGTACACGCCGCCATAAGCAGACATTTGGGCGGCAAGGTCAGTGCCAGTGATGCCTGGGCCAGCCAAGCCAGTGTTGATCAAAGCCTCTTCACCCGCCTGATAAGTTGGGTTGAACCCAGCGAACTGCTGTGTTGGCAACGCACTGGCAACCCCTTGAGCGTTGTGGAAGTTTGAAAGAAATGCTCGTTTGATATCTGGATCGACCGCATTGGTCGTGACATCTGGTGATCCACCTTTTGACATATTGCCCCCTTAATCCAAAAGTGATTTGATTTTCTTTGCTGGAATCTTGCCGTCATTGATCATGTCCAGCAAGCCTTGGCCATACTTTTTTACTGATGATTTTTTAATGACGTATTCGCCACGTTGAATGTTGATTTGTCCCTCATCTGGGCCAGATGGATCAGTGCCAAATACTTTGTTAATCAGGCCGCCTTTGGCGTAATTGGAGCCAGTTCCGCCGACACCCGTTCCACTTCCAGATGCGCCATTGCCTGCATCACCAGCAGTGCCATCGCCAACCGCTGTGCTGCTATCACCTGTGCCGCCATCTCCGCTGTTGCCAGCCCCACCTGCTGCGTTGCCGCCTCCAGCAGCACCAGCACCAGCACCAGCACCAGCACCAGCAGTGCCAGCAGTGCTGCTGTCACCTGGGCCACCACTACTACCACCACTATTGCCACCACTATTAGCAGCAGCATTTGCTGCCGCCGCTGCCGCCGCTGCCGCTGCCGCTGCTGCTGCCGCCGCATCAGCAGTTCGCACATCTCGAGCATAAATGCCAGGGTCATATCCACCCATGACCTGACCAGACTGGAAGTTGGCATAAGGGTTGCCAAGTGGCCGCGTCTGCGTCTGAATTTGGCTGTAAGGCGACTCACCAAATGCAGTGGCGTTGGGGTTGTACTGCGCACCAATAGGGATTGATGTGTAATTGCGGAAATTCTGCTCAAAGCCTTGTGTGGCGTTGGCGAATGGTCGGCCTGCCGTGTAGCCGTTGGCAATCATGTAATTGATGTCAGAGGCAGGGACGCCAGCAGCAGTCAATTGGCTTGGCACGATGTTGTTGGCGTTGAACCAAGAAATCTTTTGCTGTGGCGAATAGCCTGTCCAGCCTTCTGGCAATGTGTAGCCAGGCAAAGAGGTGGCAGGGGGTGCGCTTGTGCCAGTGGTTGCACCAGGGGGCGTTACTCCAGTAACACCGATTCCACCGACACCCATTCCTGGTGTGTTGGCGATTTGTGTTGGGGTTAAACGTGTTGTGCCAGTGGCTGGCTTTCCCGTGTATCCGTTTGATGTCATGTAGCTTATGTCAGACTCTGGCACACCCAGGTTGCGCAAGTCGTTCAAGCTGACGCTGTTGGTGTTGAACCAAGAAATCTTTTCCTGTGGCGTGTAGTTTTGCCAGCCCTGGGGCAGATTTAATCCAACACTCGCCCCAGCAGCTTGGCCGCCAGCGTTGTAGCCGTTTTGCAGCATGTAGTTGATGTCAGACGCTGGCACGCCTTCACCCAGCAACTGCGCAGGCGTGATGCCTGCTTCATTGAAATAAGAAATCTTCTCTGCTGGGCTGTATGTGGTCCAGTTGGCTGGAAGTTGAATTGCCATGATTTACCCCTAAAGTGTCTTTGCCAACACAGTCCACTGTGGACTGTATCCTTCATCTTTCAAAAATGTCTTGGCCCAGCCCCTTCGGCCTGCCAATGACACCCTGGTGCAACCAATCGATTTGCCCCAGGACTCGATCATTGGTCGCATCCTTGAGAGTTCATCGAGGTCGCCACCAGCCAAGAAATAATGCAAATTCTTAAGCCTAGGGTAGACAATGATCTCAGTCAGCACAATCGATTCTGTTGCAGGCCATGCCTGCAACTTGTTCTGTTTGACCATTTCGAGGACATCCTCAAAATGGTGTGTGCCGCCTGAGTATTCTAATGCCGCCTCCACATGGTGGCGTAGTCTTTCCAAATGCTCAATGTCGCTCATCGCTTGCCAGATGCCACAGCGTCAAGCCGCATCACGCCAATGCGCCAGTCGGCCAATGTGTCACCCGTCACCTTCATGTTGACCTGGCGGCCAGAAAAACGCACAGACGTTGGGTTTGCTGCCGTATATGGGCCATATGACGTTTGTGAGCCTGTTGGGTACATTCTGGTTTTAAACGAAACAACAGCTTCACCAAGCGTCTGCTCGTCTGGAACAACCTGGCGCACGCTCATCACATTGTCGCCGTTGCCAATCTGCACAGGTCCAGACTCTGCAAAGATGGAAGCATTGTCATAAGCAAAACCAACTTCATGCTCGTAGATGTAGCCGTCACTGGACACCATCAATGGGTATGTATACACGCCAGCATCAACACCAGACAGTCGCGCCAATGACCCAATGTTCCAGTGGTTTTCACGGTAGTTGAACGTGACATAGCTGTCGTTTTCATTGCTTGAACTGCTTGGGTAGAACCACCAGATTTCGCCAAACTTACTGACATGGACCGCATATATCTTGGACGCCTGCGCCAAGTTGATGTTGCTGTAGACATAGTCAGACACATCGCTGGGCAGTGGCTTGACATAACCGTCATAAATCCAAAAACCTGCCTTGCTCATCCAAATGGCTGCTGTATCAATGGCGGCCACAGCCTGCGCAGAAATCAAGCCGCAGCCAGAGCCAGCCTTTTCAAAGCCGTAAACGAATGGTGCGCCAACGTATTGCGCTGTGTGGACATCAACGTCTGTAAACAGCAGATTCACACCCTTTACGCGCTTACCAGCGATCAGTGAGCCAGGCGTGGCCAAATCGTAATCACCAGCCAAGTTGTCTGTGTTAGGCGTCCAGAGCGTGTTGTTCTCCTGGTCGCACCACTGCACCTTGCGCGGATTGCCACCAGCGCCAAGCGCAAAGATGATGCGCTCTTGCGTGACAAGCACAGCCTCGTTGTTGACTGGAGCGTTTGTAATTGCGGCTGCCAATGTTGGTCCAGAAAAGCCAAGTTGCCACTCGTACAGTTTGCCATCCCATGACGAACAGGCAATCAGATATTCACCCCAAGTGTCCATGGACCAAGTGGTGGCAGGGATTGGCGTTCCAGTGTCTGGCCTTGCAATGCCATAAGCAAATGTTCCGTAGCTGCTGTAACCGTAACCAGTCAATGTCGTGGAACTTGCATAGCCAGTAGTAAAACCAGATGGCGTGATGTCCTTGAGAGTTCCAGCCTCGTTCATCACATACAGTTTGGAATGCGTACCAGCGCCGATCCATCGGTTTGCGCTGTTGTCGCGCCATGTGATGATGCCTCGGCATGAGCCAGTCATCTGCGACGATGACCGCTTGCGCCATCCATTGATGGGACGCAGCGTGTTCTCGTACCATCGAACCAGGTTGGCGTCATACCAGCGTCCAGCAGCTTGGTATTCTGTGCCGTTTCGGTAAATGCCTGGTGGCAGCTTGATTGGAATATACATGGTCACACCGTTGGTAAATTGGAGACAAACGTCATGGTCGCAATGGCCGATGGAATTGCAGGGCGCGTGGGGCTTGTGCTTGTATCGAAATGCTCCAAACTCACAGCAGTGCTGGTGGTGCGCCACATGATTTCAATGTAATCGTTGGCCGCCACGCTCACAAAAAAATTCATGGCTGCAATCAAGTGGCTCGGATCGCCTGCCGACTTTCTTGCTGGCAAATGAAATCGGCTGTTGCTGTTGTCAATGTTTGTGCCGTTCTTGCGAAACCAGATGTCCACATCCTGGCCATCATTGCTGGTGTTTTTAAACTGCAAAGAAAATTGCAAATTCCACAAGCCATCCACAGCCACCGTCATGCGACTGTTGCTGACCATCGTCACGCCATTTGTGAAGTCTGTGGTGTTGAACGTGACAGGGTATGCAACGGTGGTGCTTGCAGCAGTCTGGTCTGTCGAGTCTTGAAAAGCGCCATAAGGGTTGTTCAAGAACTTGCCACCCCTTGGCCCAAACAATGACCCCAGCACTGAAGTCACTTTGAAAAAGTAATTGTTCAGTGTTGAGTAGTTTTCGCTGAAGTGTCGGCGTTCGTACACATCAGGCGGGTATCCCTGACTTGGTGCGAATGGGGCTTCAAGCTGCTGTTTTACGTTTGCCATAGCCCAATTTTGCCCTATGTCAGCACGGACAGCGCATGGTTGATGTGTTTGATTCGATCATCCAGACCAATAAAGCCGCCATTGATCTTTTTGGTCATGGCCTTGTAGTCTTGGGAATCAGCCAACAGGTTCAGCTTGTGGGTATTCCAAAACCATCCAGCAGTCAGAGCCGCATACTGTGGCGTGGCCACCAACTCCGGCTGCATGATCAGGTCCACGCCAAGCGCCTGCCCAGCATGGTGGTAATTTGCAGAACCAGTCAACTGGATGCAGCCGCGACCTCGAAATCTGTACCCATCACCAGAGGCTTCATCTCGGTTTCCCATGCGTGAACTGTAAACAGTGTTGGCAATCAGCTTTGGATTTCTAGCGCACATTTGCGCCTTGGCTGCGTCAAACCGTCTTGGCCACAGCTTTTGCAAAGCCTCGGCCCGGTAGTTCAAATTCTCTTCCAGAACCGTGAAATTGCCGCATTCATGGCCGCATTGACCAATAAATGCAGCCTGACGCAATGGCGTGGAAATGTCAAAACGCGCAAAGGTTTCATTCAATGCGTCTACCCACTGAGGGCCAATGTGCAGGCGTTTTAGTTGTTCAGCGTTGACCATTTAAAAGATTCCTCACATCGTTGTATGCATCAATGCACGCATTGAGTTGGGCCGTGTTCCTGTCCCCTTGCGCCACTATTTCTGCGATGGCTGCGATGGTTGCTCGTTCGGCATCAGAAGTTTCGTCAGCCTGTCGGTCAGGTTCACTGGTTGCTTCTGTCCGATTTGTGCTGGCAATGGTGGAACTTGCGCTGGCTTGTGAACAACCTGGGGCTGAGATGCGCACCCGGCCAGCACGAATGGCACGATCCAGGTCAGACTGCTTTTGATTGATGGCATTGGTGGACTCCAATAGCTTGGTGGATTTCTCGGTAATTTGTTCGTTCAGTTTTTGCTCTGTGCTTCTGGCTTCATCATTTTTTTGGGCGATGGCCAGCTTCATGTCGTTGTCGCGTTCAAGCCAGCCGTAATGGTGGCCAACTTGGTATGTGCCAAGCAGCGCCACCATTACGCCAACAATCATCCATGGCATTGGGATCATGACGCTTCGCTCCTCGCAATGGCAATGATTTCGCGCTCATCATCGTCGTCCAAATGGTCTGGTGGCGTTGTTGGTGGTGGGCCAGGCGTCCAGCTTTCATCCAGTTCTGGATTCTTCCACACTGGCATTGCGCCAAATGGCTGGCTTGGAAGGCCGTAGGCCGACTGTGGTGGTGTGTAGCTGCTGTGGTTGTAGCCACCCATCATGGGCTGGCACATTGGCTGCTGTGGTGACGGTGTAAATGCCTTGGCGGCTGTAGACATGGCACGCTTGCCAATCACGCCGCCAATGCCGCCAACAATCAGCAGCACGATGTCGTTCAACATCTTGGTGTAAGCCTGGTCGATTGGGGCCATTGATTTGATGGGCTGGGTCACAAATGTTACTGAATACAGCAATGCCACCACAATGCCAAACAAGATGATGGTCACGGCCACCACGACAAAAGCCCAGATGCGGACTTCCAGCAGCGCGGTTGCTTCTTCAACGGACAGGCGTTGGCTCTGATGCTGGTTTTGTTTGCTCAATTTGTTTCTCCAAAATGGGTGCAACCAAATATTCAGGGCAAGTCTGCGTGAACTGGCAGCGAGGCTTTTGGCAGCGTTCAGCATAAAAGTTGTCAGGGTTTTGACAGTAATAGCGATATTGCTCATCGCACCCAGCCAGCAGCATCAAGGGCAATATCAGCTTCCACATTTTCATTTCCGAATGTAGGTCATGTAAATCATCAGGCCGTAGATGATCAAAGCCGCCAAAATGATTGTGGCAATGCCGATGGCAGTGTATTCAACCAGCTTCTCCATCTTCTGCTTGCGCATCAAGATGGCCTTGGCTGTGGCTTCTTTTCTCTCACGCCTGCGTCTAGCAGCCTGGGCCTGGAACTTCACCCAATCCTCCCACATCCCTGGACGGCCAGCGTAGACCATGGACTCGCGCAGATGCTCTTCTTGCTGCTTGAGTTGCTCAAGCGCCATGAATTCTTCCATGTCTGAGCGTTCAGCACCACCACTCTTCTGGGTGGCCTTCTCTTGAAGTTTGGCCTTGTTGTCGAAGTAATCAAAGACCCGGCCACCGATGGCTGACAGTTCCTTGCCATTGGCCAATGCAGCCTTGATTACGTTAAATGCTGCATTTGCAGCCGCGAGTTCTGCAATCATCGCAACACCTCAACCATGACTTTTGCAGTCCAAATAACAATGCCGACAATAAGAATTGCCGCGACAAGAGCCTCGGCAAATTCTCGCATAGTCAGATTCCAAACAACTTTTTGACAAACTCTGCCGCAACACCAGGACCAAGCAGCACAGCAGCGATCACCGCATAAAGCAGATACTCGATCTTGGCCATGCGCTTGGAGCCTGATTCAAAAGACTTTTGAATGCCCTCATACCGATGAGCGCACACTTGCTCATGCGTGGTCAATCTGGCCTCCGTTGCGTCGATCTGTGCGCTCATCGTTTATTCCGGCTGTGTTGGCCATGTGATTGTCCATGGGAACCCTGACTGCTGTGTGACATCACGCAATTCTTGACGGTAAGTAGCCCAAGCAGCTTGATCCACTGGTGCATCAGCTACCTGCGTCCAATCACACTCTTTGAGCTTGTCATTGCGGGTTTGACGTACAGACTTAGCCTGTTCAGCGTCTTTCATAGCCTTGTACTCTGCTTCTTGTTCAGCAGCGGTCTTAGCCGGAGCATCTTCAGTAGCAGCACGGTCTGTAAAGATTGGGCCAAGAACGTATTTGGTGTACCACTTACCATCAATCTGTTCAACACCAGAAGGCATGGAGTATTGATAGACTGTCCCACCTGTAGCTTGTGGGCCTTCAAAGACCACATCAGCACCCAAAGCCTCTAAAACTTCAGGCGTTGTTGTATCCCATGTTGGGCCACCGTTGGCTTTGATGAATGTACGAAACTCTGCCTCGTACATTACTTGACCGTCATTAGTTCTAATTTGCATGATTGTTCCTTATGCGATTGCCAAGAAGATGAAAGTGCCGCCGTTGGCATTGATGGCTGCAGGTGCCGTGCTGCTGATTTCAAAGCCGGTTGCTGCAGTGTCAACGTAGTCAGTGCCAGTCACTTCAGCCGCTGTGCTGTTGAGCAAAAGGTACGGATCGTTGCCAGCCACAATGCCACGGGCAGAGTCCCAGACGTACCAGTCGCCAGTGCTGTCAGTGCGCTTGATAAGCACGAAGCGTGAGCCTGCCGTGAAACCACAGTTGATGGTCTGGGTTGTGCCTGTGCCTGTGTATGTGCCAACTTTGCTCACGCCGGGGCAGGATGCAAATAGGTAAGCAACAACAGTTGAGGTGTAGTTAATCTGGTAATTTCCGTTGACGTAAAACACTGACGATGTGGGGGCTGTATTTGCAAAAATGTCCAACGTCACTGGCACGGCATCAGTGTTCAGAACCAAATATTTTGTTGCCCCAACTGGTGCAGCATAAGTCCACCAAGGGTTGCCGCCTGTATTTCTTAGTTTAAAAAATATCAACTCAGGCGCAACGCCAAGATTGTGAGTCACAGCCCTAGCTGGTGCTGAATCTCCCGTATAGCAAACCTCATCAAAGAAGCCGGGGGCGCGTTTAAAAGCCCAGCTACCATAAACAGCACCGGAATTGTTGTAGCTACTTGTGACAATTCCGGTCATGGAGAAAGCACTGTAGGGAAATTTAGAATCTCCTTCAGCCGCTGTACTTTGAGTGCTTAAAAAGAAAAGACCCCGCAATCGGTCTTGCGGATAAATATTTGAAGAATCGCTTCTAGCGCCTCTACCAAAAGTCATGTCAGGCGTAAATCCAACGCTTACGGCCCGATTGCTTGTGCCATCCCCCGTGTATGAAATTGCGTTATAAACACTTGTCCCATCAGTAGGCACTTTCATCGGGCCACGGCGTATGGCTATGTAGATGTAGGTGTTGCCAGTATTATTTAGCGCACCATAAGGAGAAGTTACTTTAAACCCTGTTGCAGTAAGTTCTAAGGCGTGTTCTTGATTATCGCCACTTTCTGCCGCAGAAAGATCAGCTGCCAGCAAAGGCGTATTTCCCGACATGGGGATGCCCCGCATATTGTCAGCCATGTACCAATCATAACCAGCGCCGCCTGTTGTGACGTTTTTAATCATCACCCATTGAGGCTCGTATCCCAAGTTAACTGTTGGGCCATTGGTTGAACTGTTTCCAGCATAAGACCCACACGAAATTACATTGTCCGTACCACTTAGGCCAAAGCCTCCAGCGTCATGGGCGAACAGGTAGGCTACAAATGAAGCGCCGTTTGCGTTTGTTCCGGCAGATGCTCCAAGAGAAAATACTGTGCTTGTGGGGTCAGTACTATTCCAATCCGTGGCAGATGTGCCAACAGCATCTGTTGCATTTAATCGAAGCTCCCCTGTGTTACCTGTTGATCGATGATAAACATACCAGCTACCAGCAGCTAAGTTTTTAACAATAATGCAACCGGGGGCAGACCCAAGATTGTGTGCCACTGTTCGCGCAGAACCCGTCCCCGTATACGTCACAACATCAAAAAACTTTGGCTGCTTGCGAAATGTCCATGAGGCGTAGGTGTTACCTGTGTAATTTATCTCGTAATAACCACCACCTGTGTATCCGAGCTGATAGCCGTTTGAGTTAAACTGTTCAAACGCCCCAGACGTTGTGCTTTGAGAACTTGTTGTGTTTGTAGAAAGTTTCTTTTCTACGCCCCTTGCCGTATCAAAAAGCCAATGGGCAGAATCTCCAAATGCGCCAGTGTTACGCATTTTTGTCCAAACCAACCCGCCTTTACCCGCCAGATCAATCCCGTTAGTAATAGTCTGTGTATTGCTTGTGCCGGAGTACAGCCAAGTCGAGAAACATGACTCTATATAGTTTGGTTCAACAGCCGCACCTCCACCTCCAAAGGCATCGTAACTGGCTGCACCACTTGTTGCTTGTAATGGCATAGATTAAGCCTTAAATTGTGTGTTGCTTGCCAAGACGGTGAAGGTTGCACTTCCAGTTTTCAGAATTAAAAATCTGTAACTATCGATGCCACTAGCATTACCAGCAGTAGGAGCGCCACCCAGCCAACGTGTAGTCACGCCAGAGGTTGTACCGTCAATTTGCACAGCATTGTTGTAATAAGCTGTAGAGCCTTGAGTGACCAAGAAAGCCACTGTCATAGCTTGACCTGTGGACATCAGTGTGTTCAAAGATGTACCGCTAGAGCCACGGAAGTTAACTGTCCAGTTAGCACTTGCGTTGCTGGTGTAGTACAACACTGACTGTGTTGTGATGTCGTAGTTGATAGTGCCTGTAGCTGCTGTGGCTGACACAGTAGTAACTTCTGCTGCATCGTTCAAAACAATGGCTGTTTTGCTGCTGGAACCAGAAAATGTGTTTGTGCCAGTAAAGGTTTGATCCGCTGCCAGCACCGCATCACCAGTA